TAAAATGGTATGGAAAGTAGTTGAGGAAAGGACTGTGGCAGAGTTTAAAACAGAAGCCGAAGCAAATGCTTATTTAGATCATTTGCCTATGGAAGATGAGGATTACCACAAACAAGTGATTGAGGTCACACAATGACTTCATACCAATGTAACTGCGGAAAACAATGGTTTGATCCATTCAACGAACCAAAACAACTCACAATATTATGTAAAGAATGTGATTGTTGGATAGGAGGGGATTAATTCCTCTTTTTTTTACAATGAAAATAACCCTAGATCCCTGGCAAAAGAAGTTTATAGACACCAAGGGAGATAAAATGCTCTGCACAGGGAGACAAGTCGGCAAGAGCGTAATCTGCGGGATCGACGCCGGACGCTACGCGATAGAGAACTCCAAGAAGGTAATTTTAATGATCGCCCCAACAGAGCGGCAAGCCTACGCCCTATTTGAGAAAACCTTAGATTATATCTTCGAGCACGCTAAGAAGATGATCAAGAAGGGAAGATACAGACCAACAAAGAGCAAGATAAATCTAACCAATGGCACGATTATATGGTGTCTACCAACAGGCTTAACAGGATTGGGGATTAGATTTCTAACCGTCCACCGCCTATATATTGACGAGTGTAGTCGTGTGCCCCCCGCTGTTTTTGAAGCCATAACCCCAATGCTCCTGACCACCGGCGGCGATACCATTATGCTTAGCACTCCCTTTGGGACAGAAGGTTATTTCTATGACGTCCTCATAAATAGAAAGAACGCTTTTAATTCTTTCACTAGATTTAGGACAGACTCACTTAAAGTAATGAAAGAAAGAGAGATCTGCGACACGTGGACAACATTTCAAAGAGATAAAGCAATAGAGCGATTAGAGGGAGAAAAGGCACGTATGTCGGCTCTAGCGTACGCACAGGAGTATATGGGACAACCCCTCAACGACCTGAAGCAAGTTTTCCCCGACACGCTCCTAAAAGAGATCTGTATTTTATCGAGACCGGATCACATCTCTAGGGAAAAGGATTACTTCTTAGGTCAAGACATTGCGGGCATGGGACGAGATCTTAGCACGTGGGAGATACTAGATGGAACGGATACACAAAATATACGACAAATTGAAAACATTACGAAGAAAAGAACACGAACTCCTGAACGAGTTAAATTCACTATTGAACTCGAACGGACGTATAGATTTAAGAAAATTGGAATTGATGATCAAGGGATCGGATCTGGGGATTTCGGATATTTACTACATGACCTTACCACTAAAAGAAAAACAATCTCACTCAACAATGCGTCAAGAGCTCTTAATCCTGATGGCACTAGAAAAAAGAAACTACTAAAAGAGGACATGTACACCAACTTACTAGCCATGATGGAACACAAACGGATACTTTTACTCAAAGATGAAGAGATCTTTCATTCCCTAAGGAGCGTACAATTTGAGAAACATAACGGGAAAACACGATTTTATGGAAGAGATACGCACATATGCGAAGGTATTATACGTGCATGTTGGCTAATAACGACCAAACCTTTAAATATTTATATCTATTAACTAAATAAATGGCAGATGAAGGAATATTCGCAACAACAGAAGAAGTTAAAAGAAAAGCTGGAGCAAATGCAAGTACCACCTCGGCAGTTGAAGCATACATCAATGATTACATGACGCAAGCAGAGTCCCTGATCAACAACATTTGTCGGTTTAATTTTAGCGACACCTATACCGGACTCAACGCCGACACTAGAGGATTACTTAAAGAGGTCTCGAGCAACTTAGCTGCAATATATGTTATCTCATATGACATGTCGGGTTTTACTTCCAGAATTGAAGCCGAGGACATGATCAATATTTTAAGGGACGCAGCACTTAGAGGACTATCACTACTTAGAGACAAGAAACACTCTGATTTTATCACAGATAGTTAAAGATGGCACATGACTTCGTGAAGTTTCCAGAACTTACAAACACACAAATGCAGATCTACTATGCCCAAAGCCCACACCGCCAGATCTTAGAAAGTTTTACGGGGGAATGTGTACGGGTTATTGATGGCGATACGATCATGTGTAGATGGTACGGAAGAAACTTTAATTTCCCAATCAGATTTAATAACATCAATGCTCCAGAAATTAGCGAAGGGGGAAAGGAAGCTAAATCATGGTTAAAGAACAGGATCGAGAACCAAACAATTGACGTCCTAGTAGATCCCAAGAACCGAGTAGGAAAGTTTGGCAGACTACTAGGAACAATATTACACAATGGAGCGAGTATCGGTCAAGAAATGATCCAAACAGGAAAAGCTAACGTATTTGGAAGAGATCAAGAGGGAGCGATCCCAAAAACTAACAAGACAATACCTAACTTAGATAAACTAATCCCAAGACAATGACTCTAAACATGCCCCAATTATTAAATTCATTCCCCACCTCTGCGGCAGCGGGAGAAGGTTTTGAGTCCCAATACGTAGAAAAATTCTTTTTGGAAGCAGCTGGAATCGTCCCGATAGGAGCAATCGTAGCATGGGCGAAATCATTTGCTGGAGTACCAGCTTTAGAAGCAGATACCCTTTTCGTAGAATGTAATGGTCAAGTGCTAAATGACCCCGCTAGTTTATTGGATGGTCAAACAATGCCGGATCTAAATACAACTCAAAGATTTTTAAGAGGAAATACCACTTCCGGAACTACTGCGGGGGATGACTCTCACGCACACGGCCCCCCATCAGGGGCAAGTAGTGACCCGAAGTATACTTCCTCTGGAACAACTAGATATTGTTGGGGTTCCTATGACTCTGCCGGAATAAGAAATGCTACACAAACAACCCCCAGTTCATCATTACCAGTACACTATGAAATAGTGTGGTTAATACGAGTAAAATAAAATGCCAGAAACAAATATAGATAGTGCGGACTATGGAGATTTTAAGAACACAATTACAGATTGGAGTATTACTCCTCAAACCACAGATGGAGCAGAAGATCAAAAAGAGACCATCTACACTAACACCAATTGGACAACTTACTTGGGTTATTACAAAGCAATTCCCGAACTAGCGGCAGCGATCGACGCCAAGGCAACGTGGACGATAGGAAAGGGTTTTAAGAGTGATGATATAACGACACTTCAATTAAGCATTATTAAGGGTTGGGGGAAAGATAGTTTTAACACGATCCTAGAAAATGCAGTAAGAACTTATCACATTGGCGGGGACTCATTTTGCGAGATCATAAAAGATGAAAATAACTTGATCGTAAACTTAAAGCCACTATCTCCGGAAAATATTCGGATCGTAGCGAATAAACAAGGAGTGATCAAGAGATACGAACAAATAAGCAGAGTTAAAGGAGCAAAGGATTTAAGATGGCAACCCGAAGATATATTCCACTTAGCTAGAAATAGAGTGGCGGACGAGATCCACGGAGTAAGTATACTTCCCGCAGTAGAGAAAATAATCCAAATGCGGCACGAAGCAATGGAAGATTATAAGAAATTACTACACAGGAACGTATTTCCCGTACGGATTTGGTACTTAGACACTGACAAAGCGAGTGAAATAGCAACTTTCAAAGCCAAAGCAGATAAAGCCTACACCCAAGGAGAAAACATTTACATTCCTAAGGGATCAGTAGAAACGGAGATCGCAGCAACTCCAAGCAATTCTACTCTTAACCCGCTTCCATGGATCCAACAATTAAACCAATACTTCTTCCAAGCAACAGGAGTCCCCCAGATTATAGTAGGTGGAGCCCAAGAGATCACAGAAGCAAGTGCCAAGATCGCTTATTTAGCTTTTGAACAAATAATTGAAGAAGAACAACTATTCATTGAGGAACAAGTCTTAAACCAATTAAACTTAGAAATAGATCTAGAGTTCCCCGCATCATTACAAAACGAATTATTAAGCGACAACAGGAAAGCGGAGACCATGCAAGCTAGTACACCGGAAGATACAACGATCAACCCAGAACAAACCGGATTAACACCGGCGGGGGTACAATAAAATGTCAATATGGAGCAGACTAGGAACAAGTATTGCGAGGAGATTTCAAGGATCAAGTAGTCAAAACCAATCAGTAGCACAACAACCAAGAGCAACACCACCCAAAGCAAATGTTTTAACCCAAGCAGCGACAAGCAGAGGAGCGGGCAGTCCCTTAACAAGTTCGATTTCTAGATCACAAAGCCCCGCTCCCCCCGCAGCTTTTAACCCATCAACACCCTTCGGATCGTCGCTTCCCGCAAATGTGCAAAAAGCACCAAGCACCCCTAGAGGAAACGCACCAAGAAGTAGCGGCGGCGGCGGCGGAAGTTCAAGCCCCTCTCAAAGTTTTAGCACGCCACAAGATCAAAGTTTACCATTCGATCCTAGCCAAACCCTCGCCCCAGAATTACCAACACCCGAACTCAACACACCACAGGACGCCTTCGGAGCAGCTTTAAGCGGATTTCCGGCGGGAGCACAACTCAACGCCACAGCATTAGATAAATTAAAGTTTGGTTTAGATATCTCCGGAGTAGCCGGTACAGTTAAAGGGGCACAATTAACCAACGCCTTTGTTAAACAAGTTTGGAAAAGAAAAGGATCACTAGCCACAGAGAAAGTTTTACTAGATCTTGGAGTCAAAGCGGAACGGATCGCAGCGGGAGAAGGTATCGAAGGATTAGTGGAAGTGGCACTAAAAGCTACACCACAAGAGTTAAACCAACTTGGAAAAGCAGCGATCAACACCAAGAACACAAGACAAACAATAAGCTATTTGACCAAATTATCCGACGCAGCAAAGAACCCAAGAGTAGTTTTAGGTTTTTTAATAGCAACTTTAAGTACGGTGGGCGGTGCATTAGTATTTAGTAGATTAATGAACCCCAACGCTAAGGGAGACGTAGCCTTAGGTTTGCGTATGACTATGAAAGAAGCAACAGACTCTAACGACCCGGTATTAGTGAATGAAACTCTACAACTAATTAACGACACAAACACAGCATTAGAAGAAGCGGACGGAGTACTAGGCGATTGGTCGCCTTTAAAGTATGGTAAAACAGAATTAATTAAATGGAAGAACCTAAGAAAAGACGCGGATATAATGAACAGATCTATGAATATTCAGATCCAAGAGGAAGCAGACAATCGGGCATATTGGGAAGAAACTAGGAACATGCAAGCAGAGAGAGACCAAAGATACGAGGAACAAAAAGAAATAGATCAAGTAAACCAACAAGCACAAAACGAATATTTTATCCAACTACAAAAACAAAAAGATGACGCTATTGCAGCAAGAGACAAAAAACTAGCCAGAGACTTTGATCGTAGATTAAAGAACGAAGAAAAAGCATGGGCGGTTAGACAAGCAAGAATAGAAGAAAGAGACGCACTCCTAAGAGAACAAAGACTAACAGAGTGGGACGCCAAAGTAGCAGAGTTCAACAGACAACAAAAGATATTTATGGAGAACTGGGCTAAGAGACAAAAATACTACCAAGAACAAAGAGGATCTAATCTAGGATTTGGGTTATTCAGATGATCGACTACTTAGATATAATCGGATCGGTTGGTTTTCCAATAGTAGCATTTTTGTTAATGTATAGATTGAATGAAAAAACAATAAAAGAGAACACCGCAGCTATAAAAGCATTAACGGAGTTTATGAAAGTAAGAGGTAAATAAAATGACAGACGAGGTTAAAGATGAAATTGTCGAGGAAGTTAAGAAAGAAGAGAGCAGCGTTTCACCCATTGAAAAAGCCGAAGACGTACTGGCAAAAATTAGTAAACAAAATGAAATCATGGAAGCTAATTTAATTCGAGCAGAGAAACTGCAAGCTAAACAAATGATCTCAGGAAAAGCTAACGCCGGACAAGTGGAGAAAGTGGACGAGAACAAAGGAGCAAAATCTCTCTTAGCGGGTACAGGGTACGAGTCAATGTTTAATTAAAATGTTTATTGTAAAGCAATGTTGTAAGTGCAATAAACCAAGAAAATTCCTTAAAGACTCCAAGCGGGATAAAGAAAATACGTGCGGAGAGTGTTGGGATTGGGAGAAAGATTTAAATAATTAATCTCTCTAATTGTATATGGTGATTATATTATGGCAAACGAAGCAGTTATTATTGAATTATTTAATGGTGGACGACCCATGTCGTTTACTTGTGCAGATGGCACAGGAATTGAAAAGGGTACTTTGATGGAATTAACTTCCCCAAGAACCGTGATTGCGAACACTAACAACAACGCCCCAGTCGTCGGGATTGCAGCAGCAGAAAAAGTCGCAAGTGATGGAGCAACTACTATCGCGGTTTATACCGACGGAATTTTCGACATGCTAACCGATACAGGAACGGACACGGTGGGAGCTATGATGGCTAACTCCGCAACTGAAAATACAATTCAGGGAGCAGACGCAGCCGACGTTATTCAGGGAAGCGTAGTAGGTAAAATTTTAGAAACAGCAACAAATGGCGGAACACACGCGGTAAGGGTGAACTTATAAAATGGCAACAACCGGACAAGCGGATCTCCGTGCGGAAAATATATCCAAAGTGGTTGTAGGTTTCGCACTACAAGAATATGTTATGAAACAATTATGTATGGTACAATCTAGCAATAGTTGGACTGAAACGTACTATCAAGAGTCGGCGGCAGATTTAACAGCTAACGGAAACTTATCAGTAGAAGGAGTACCAAGACTAGCTAACTTTCCACATGGTGAAGTATCATGGACTAAGACAAGTGGTCGAAATGTTAAGCACGCCATGGAAGGAGTGATCTCATGG